CTTATTTGCTAATTCTGCAAATGCTTTAATCATAACTGGATGATCTCCAAGTTTAGTTCCATCTGCTAAATTAGTATCAAAAAGCTCAGTAGCACCAACTGATTTTGCTAAAGTTGCTGCTTGGTTAATTTTTTGATCGAATGCTTGACCCCACTCTTGTTTAAGTTCCTTTGTGCTATTTTCTCTAGCAGCAAGAGCTTTACTGTCAGCATCCTGTATAGACTTAGCTGTCATTTCATTATAAAATTTAACAACACCATTAGCTTGCGTTGGTAATAATCCCAACTTATGCGCTTGGTTTGAAAATTCTTTTAATGATGCCTCATCCACTTGTTTGTCTTGTGGTAAGTCATATTTATATCCATCAGCAGATTTTGGTCTACCTAGTTTTTCATAAACTGCATCCCAATCCTTATCTGTTGCATATTTGTTTGGAACTGGAATTTTATCCGATCCAACCATTTTTTGTGCGTGGACATAAGACTTTGCTAAACCTTCTATATCTTTAATATTCTCTAAAGATTTATCAGATCTTATTTCTTCAGAAAGACTAGCTTTCCAATCTGTCGTTGCTTGTGGAGTTTCTGTTTTAGGGTCTCCAGACAGTACCGATGGTTGTTCAACTGGTACTGCTACCTCTTGATTTTCGCTTGACATTTTTATTCTCCTTTTTTGTTAAGCATATTTTTAATAAACAAGACTACTGATCTTGTTCCTTCTAAAAATGCGCTTTCATGACTATCTCCCTTAATGTGAGTAGTGCTATGATAGCTGCATCTCTTTTCTAAATCTTCCAATACTTTTTTACCATTGTCAGATTCAAAAACTTGTTTGTAAGCAATAGTTAATTGCTTTAAATCATTATTGTTCATTAGCCACCTTTAGAGCGGGTGCTACTTTACCAGCTGCTTCAGCGACTTGCTGTGCTTGTTGTAATTGCATTTGCTCCATTTCGGCTTGTTGTTTTTGTTGTTGGATTTGTTGTACCTCTGCTTTTGATCTCATAATTTTAGCTGGTAATCCTAAAACATCTTGAACATGATTAACTAAACCATCTATGTCTATGTAATCAAATACTGGTGCAATGTTTTGCATTGAACCAAATATTTCCATTCCTCTCATGATAGATGAAAGCTCTTGTGTCTTTTGAGCTTTGGCTAAAGGAGAAACATATTCTATTTCAACATCTTGTTCTCCTAACATTTCTGGCATTTGAGGTAATTTATTATTTTTAAGTAATAAATTAAAAGCTCTAGTAATTAATGGTTGTAGTAATTCACTTTGTAATCTTCCTAATACTGGACCCAACAATCTCATCTTCTCTTCAGTTCTTTGCATAACTTCAGTTGCCGTCATGTTTTGACCCTGTACTGTCATTAATTGGTCAACAAAGAAATTTTCTCTAATTGCTTTTCTTCTTTGTTCTTCCATTTGCAAACCCAAAGGTTGGTTACTTCCAATATTTAATGGTTCAATTCTTTCTCTAGTTCCAGATCTATAGAAATTTAATCCACCAGGAACAGTTCTAATTGGTAAAATAAAACCATCATCAGGAACCATTAAAGGTGGGTCAATTTGTTTTTGAGCTGCTTTGATTGAAACTTTAGACATTGTGT